AGTTGGTGACATTATTTCTTTCCAAACTGCCTCAGCTATTGTTGCAACAGTTAATGGTGCAATCACAGTTGCTTCTAAAACTTTGACAGTTGATGGAGTTTCTGGTACACTTGCAGTTGGACAACGAGTTCTTGGTGCTGGTATATCAGACGGAGATGAAGTTGTTAAAATTGCAACTGTAACTTCACAGACAGTTGTTGTACTTGATAAAGCAATCACAGTCGCAAACGATATACCTCTTGTATTCGCTGCATCTGGTGGAACAAACGTAGAATCAAAAGGTCAAGAGTACGAAGTAACTTCTGTTTCTGGTGATGTTTTAACAATTCGTTTACTTGATGATCCTGCTGGTGCTGGTTTACAAACAATCATTCCAGACAATTCACTTATCACAAGACGTTGGAGATTTTCTGATTTATTTGATGGCCCTCCAGGCACATCAGCATGGGCTACATCAAATGCTCGTGGAGAAAAAGATGAAATCCATGTTGCAGTATATGACACAGTTGGTGATCTCACAGGTTTTGCTGTTGGTGTTGCTGGACAAAGAACACAATCAGTAATGGAAGTATTTCCAAATATGTCAAAAAATCCTTTGGCAAAAACTGCACAAGGTTCTAACAACTATTATCCAGATGTTATCTTTGCACAGTCAAATTTCATCTACTGGACAGACCATTTTTCTGCTGGTTCTAACTGGGGAACAGATATTGCATCTGGTACTGATTACACATTAGTAAGTGAAGTTGTAAGTGATACATTAACTGGTGGAACTGATGACTACTCAACAACTGCTGGTGAGATTGAACTTGCATATGATAAGTTTGTGGATACAGAGTCACTTGATGTTAATTTAGTATTAGGTGGTGCATCAAGTATTGCCGCAGACACAGAAGCTGGAATGGACACTCATGTAACAATGATTACTGCACTCTGCGAAACTCGTAGAGATTGTGTAGGATTTGTTTCTCCATATCGTGCCGCAACAGTTGGTATTGCAGACTCAATCACAGCAACTAAAAATGTGATTGATGGTTTTAATACTTGTCCAAGTTCATCTTACATGGTATTCGATAGTGGTTACAAGTATATGTATGACAAGTATAATGATGTATATAGATTTGTACCTCTGAATGGTGATACTGCTGGTCTTTGTGCTTTCACAGACCAAGTTGCAGATTCATTCTTCTCCCCTGCTGGTTTCAACAGAGGAAATGTTCGTGGTGCAGTAAAGTTATCTTTCAACCCAACTAAGGCAGAAAGAGATCAACTATACAAAGCAAGAGTAAATCCTGTTGTTAACTTCCCAGGCCAAGGTGTGGTTCTGTTTGGTGACAAGACTGCTCTAACAAAACCAAGTGCATTTGACCGTATCAACGTAAGACGTTTGTTCTTACTTCTTGAGAAGGCAATTGCAACTGCTGCTAAGTTCCAACTCTTTGAGTTCAATGATGAGTTCACAAGAGCACAGTTTAGAAACTTGGTAGAACCTTTCTTGAGAGACATCCAAGGTCGTAGGGGTATTACAGACTTTAGTGTTGTATCAGATGGTACAAATAATACTGGTGAAGTGATTGACAGAAACGAGTTTGTTGCTGACATCTTTATTAAACCAGCTAGGTCTATTAACTTCATTACACTTAACTTTATCGCAGTTAGAACTGGGGTAAGCTTTACAGAGGTAGGAGGTTAATTATGGGAAACATAGATGATTTCAAAGCAAATCTAATCGGTGGTGGTGCAAGAGCCAACCAATACAGGGTAACTATAGTTCCACCGCCAGGCATTGCAACTGGACTTGATATTCGTAGAACTTCATTTCTTGCAACTGCATCAAACTTGCCTGCATCTACTTTAGGTGAAATTGCAATCCCATTTAGAGGAAGAAATATATACATTTCTGGTGACAGGCCACCGCCTGAAGCTTGGACAGTGACTTTCTATAACGATACTGACTTTATGATCCGAAATGCAATGGAACTTTGGCAGAATGGTATTAATGATTATGCAAACAATACTGGTTTGATTAATCCTTCTGATTATCAGTCTGACTTGACAGTAGAACAACTGGACAGAGATGACACAGTTCTAAAGAGTTATATCTTTAGAAATGCATATCCTCTTACAGTAGGTGAAATTGCACTACAAAATACTGAAGCAACTGAGATTGAAACTTTTGAGGTTACTTGGAGATACCAACACTTTGAGCCATCAGGGGTTAGTTTCTAAACCTACTAAATAGTTACACACAGTAGGAGAATAACATATTATGGCGGAATTGTTTGGTTTCAAATTTGAACGTGCCAAAGACAGCGGCTCTCAAGAGAAGTTTACTGAACCTAGTTCAGAAGACGGTACTATTGAGGTCGCTGGTGGCGGGTTCTATTCTACACACCTAAACACGGATGGTAGAGAACGTACTGAGATGGACTTGGTGCGAAGGTATCGTGATATCTCTCAACAACCAGAGTGCGACAGTGCAATCGAAGATATTGTTAACGAAGGTATTGTATCTAACGAAAAGGATGCGGCTGTAGCAATTGAACTTGATCGTCTTATGCTTCCACCAAAAATTAAAGATCGTATTAGAGAAGAATTTGATACAGTATTACAGCTTCTGGACTTTGATACAAAAGGACATGATATCTTTAGAAGGTGGTATGTAGATGGTCGTATTTTTTATCATAAGGTTATTGATAAAAACAATCCGAAAAAAGGTATTCAAGAACTTAGATACATTGATCCTAAGAAAATCAAAAAAGTCAAACAAGTTAAGAAAGACCTAAAAAAAGGTTCTCAAATTGAACTTATCAAAAACGTACAAGAATATTATATGTACAATGATAAAGGATTAGCATCTGGTACAAGTCAGGGAATTAAAATTGCACCAGATAGTATTACATATGTACCGTCTGGTTTGATTGATCAAAACAAAGGTCACGTTCTTTCGTATCTACATAAAGCAATTAAACCTGTAAATCAGTTGCGTATGATTGAGGACTCTCTTGTTATCTATCGGGTATCAAGAGCTCCAGAAAGACGCATTTTTTATATTGATGTTGGTAATCTACCAAAGATTAAGGCAGAACAATATCTTAAAGATGTTATGAATCGTTATCGTAACAAATTGACATACGATGCATCTACTGGTGAAATCAAAGATGACAGAAATCATATGTCAATGTTGGAAGACTTCTGGTTGCCTCGTAGAGAAGGTGGTCGTGGTACAGAAATTAGTACTCTTGCTGGTGGTTCTAATCTTGGTGAGATAGATGACATTACATATTTCAAACAAAAATTGTTTAGATCACTAAACGTACCTATTTCTCGTTTAGAAGCAGAATCTGGTTTTAGTCTTGGTCGTTCTACAGAGATTACTAGAGATGAACTGAAGTTTACTAAATTTGTACAAAGACTACGGAAAAAGTTTACTCCTGTTTTTACTGATATTCTAAAAACACAGCTTATTCTTAAAGGTGTGATTACTTTAGAGGATTGGAAAAAGATTTCTCAACACATTCAGTATGATTTTTTACAGGATGGTCACTTTGCAGAACTAAAAGCAGCAGAGTTGATGAGAGACAGAATAGATATGTTGGGTAGTATTGAATCTTATATTGGTACATTCTTCAGTAAAAATTGGGTACAAAAAAATGTTCTCAATCTTACTGACCATGAGATTGAAAATATGCAAGCTGAAATAAACAAAGAAGAAGGACTTGATTCAGACGAAGGTGGAATTAATGAACCAGAAGAAGGTTTTACTAAAACAAATAATGGAGAAGAAACATGACCGCAGAAAATTTTGTAGACGCATTACAAAATCAAAGTAATATAGATGCTGAAGATGCATTTAAAAGTGCAATGGCATCAAAAGTTGGAGATGCTTTAGAAACAAAACGAAAAGAAGTTGCTGGTTCTTTCGTAAAAAATCACATTCCAGAAATAGAGGAAGATGAAGTAGAGGAAGATGATACAGTTTAACGAGTTATATACTTCTCTACCAGAGAAGGACGAACACAAAAAATCTAAGGAGTATAAGAAATTATCTCCTAAGATGAAGGATGCTGTTGACGAAATTTTTGCAAAAATGGATGCGAAACCCTCAGATTTCCTAAATACTTTTGAGAAAACTATTAATCAAATATCTAAAAAATTTAAGGTGCCAGAGAGACAACTTATGGGATATTTTGAAAAAGAAATGCTATCAATTTAAGGAGTTAGATAATGTCATTTGTAACAACAATATTGAAGGATACCACGGTTACTGCTGCTAAACAAGGTGGAATTGTAACAGTAAAGGCTGTCTTTGATAATGATACTGCAACTAATTTAATTGTAAATGCAGATGAGGATGCACAAGATTTATCTGGATTTGCAAATGGTGCAAAGTTAGACCTGTTAAGAGCATGGTGGGCATTAACTCAAGGTACTGCTGCTGCTAATACTGGTGATTGTATTGTAGAATTTGTAGGTGCATCATCTGATGTTGTTGCATTGCATCTTGCTGGTACTGGACACTATGATGGTTCTGCTGGTGCAATCAAAGCAGCTGCAACAAATACAACTGCAACATCTTCTGATATTACTGCACAGACAAGAGGAACGTCTGGATTTGTAATTCTTGAATTTAGAAAAGATGAAGCATATACTGCATAAAGGATAGGATCATGGCCACTACACATTTAAAACTTATATCAGAACATATCGAACACGATACTGATTATCTTATCGAAGAAGATGAAAAAACTGGTAAGAAAAATTATAAAATTAAAGGTATTTTCATGCAAGCTGATATTAAAAATCGGAACGGTCGTATATATCCTATGAATATTCTTGAGAAGGAAGTAAAAAGATATAGCAAAGATTATATTGACCAAAAACGTGCATTTGGTGAACTAGGTCATCCCGATGGCCCAACAGTGAATCTTGAGAGAGCATCTCATATGATTACATCGTTGACACCAGATGGTAACAATTTTATTGGAGAAGCAAAGATACTTTCAACCCCTATGGGGATGATTGTTCAATCTTTGATGGATGAAG